TGATGAAGATGATATAATTATTCATTAATATGGCTAGTAAAAGAGAAGAGTTAATGCAAAAGTTTGCTGAACGTGGGCATGACAGGGTTATGGTTAAATGGGTTCCATCAAATCCTCACGGAAGACAACACAAAGCAAATGGATGGGTTTATAAACTAAGCGGTGATTCTCAATGGTCAAGCTTGGGTAAAAATTTTGAAGACTCAATCAAAGAAATAGATTTACTGTAGTTTTAGTAAAGAGTCTGATACTGAAGCAACAGCTATCATGGCTTTCTTAATATCGTCTTCTGTAAGATCATCAGGATAATCTTTCAAAATACTTTGATCTTGATAATTAAAATTATTATCTTTTTTAAGATCTCTGGCTACTTTTATTATTGCTTCTTTAACTAACATAGGAACCTTCCATATTACCAAAAAGAAAAATTAAAAACAGTCTTGACATTCAAAAAAATAGCCTGATAATCGCCAAATATTTATACTCATGAAAACAGTTCCTGTCTTTATCAGTATGACTATCATAGAACTCACACAAATAATAAGCGTACTTCTGGGAACATTGCTGGGTGCACCCCTTATTCTTTCCAGTAAACCAAATAAAAAACTTATGGGTTTATTCTTTATATGTGCTGGAAGCACTTTGGCTATGATTGTTCAGTATCATACCGAGCTTTATTATTTCTTTATGGCTTCAGTCTATTGGTTATTAAATTCAATGAAAGCAATTTTGGACATAAAAAAAGCGGAGTAAAAACCCCGCTTCTTTTTTTGTAAGATCACTTTTTCTTTTTATGTTCCTCCTCGTATGTAGTGAACCTTCTTTTACATTCCAGACACTCACGTCTGCGTTTGTTTACTGATCCGTCAACAAACTTGCGGACATCTACAACTCTGGAGTTGCCACCACATTCACCGCAAGTCATGACATCCCCTTGGACTCAGCCTTCTTTACACACTTGTTAACCCAAGCTAAAGATTTTTTTATAGCTTCCTCTTCAGTCTTTGACTTTTCATAAAAGTAGTCAACATAGTGATCAGCAATCCATTCAATACACTGTTTTTTGCTACCAGCCCAGCCGTTGCAATTACTAAGATATTGAACTTCCCAGAATGGTTCAAAGTCATCACGATTTGTATTTATTCCGGCATGATCATCACCCTTGCAAACAAAGTCCAATTCAAAACTTCCATCAATAATCATGCTACGTCCTCCTCTGCTCTATATTCCCACATAGCAACATCACCAATAAGTTTTCTGGAAACAATATCCTTTAAGCCTTGAGTCAACCAGTAAGCATCAGATTGGACCCAGTTCTCATCTTCACAAGACTGATATCTATAGCAGTTGATCATACCGTAGAGTTCCTTCTTGTTTACTTTTGGATAGCCTTTTGTTCTAGCCTGACATTGATTAATGAAAAGCAGGATCATGCTCTCATCAAATTCATCATCCTTGCCTTCAGGGTTCCATGTAAAGAAACTCTTCCAGCTATCCGGATATCTGGCTTGTAAGCTTTTGATATTCTCTCTGGCTAATATCTCAGCCACCTCTTGCGGGGAAGAAAAAGAAATCTTCTCCCTTGTCACCATGTTATAGGCATGAGTCACAAGATCATCACTAGCCATTGGCACACTACCGTTGGCAAAGAACTTGCTCATCTCACCTATATGATCAGCATTACATAAAAACGCACTCATTATTTCACCCTCCTTTCTGTTATATATCCGCAATTGATTAAACCTTGTGCATTTTTGCGTATTGGTTCCTCAAGTTTCCAAGCCAAACCAGTATCAACCAAGTGTTGCCACGCTTTTATAAATAGACCCATGTCTTCAGTTCCTATCTCTGCTCTTGCAATTCTTGTTGCTGTAAAACTATCCATTATTTCACCTCCTCTTCTCTAATCAAACCGCTATCTCTCATTATGTCCTCAACAGTATTTACAATATCAATAAATTGATCCTGCTTTTCCTCTGTGCGAACCTCTGCTCCGCTCTCGTCTGTTGTCCAAATTTCATCTAAAGATGAATACTCTAAAATAAAATCTGAAAGCTCTGCGTATAAGTTAATCCATGTTTCAGTTGGTATTATTGTTTTTTTCATTATTTCACCTCCCTTAGTGTTTCATGATCTTCATTAGTTGATTCACCATCCAAGACTCTTGATAGAGCCTTGAGCTGGTCCGTGTTTAGATTATCCAATACATCTAAATTGAATATCTCTAAGTTATTAAATAGGTTCATTATTCACCTCCCTGTGTTATTAAACCTTGTTCTATTAAATCCATTGCAGTTCTACCAAACCAACCTTGAAGTTGCCAAGCAAGACCAGTATCAACTAAATGTTGCCATGCCTCCCTGACCTGATCCTCATGATCAGCTGGAATGAATCCCTCTGCAATACCCACAGCTGTGTAATTATCCATTATGATTGACCTCCAAAAGATAAAGCTATTGCTAGTGCCATTGATAATCCCACTGGCACACATATTATGATTGCGAATAAGATGTAAGTAAGTCTATCTCTATCCATAATTACACCTCTCTTTTTAATGCAACCCACTCAAACTTGTATCCAAGTTTCTTGAGTAAATTTAGATCAAGATCAGAAAAGGTCTTGGTCCCTTTGAAAGATGCAAGCATCTTCCCTTGATTACAAGCTGGATAAACCAACTCATTCCCAAATACGTTTTTAATTATTAGTTCTATTGTCATATTCCCTCCTACGGTTTGTTTGACTAAGACCTCCTCGATCCGGGGAAAGAGAAGGTTTCGACCAATCAGGTCTCATCAGTTAGCCTATGAGTGATAGTACATATCCCATCTACGAACTATGTCGTATATGTTGTACTCAGAGCCGTTCTCAATAGCCTCAGCAAGATCATTGAAGACTGCTGATCTAAAATCCCATCTATCCGGTCTGTTGATCCTGTAGCCATTATCCATGAAGTAGGCAAAGTCTTGAATCAGTGCATGATCTTTGGACTGCTCTTTAGTGATCCATCTAACCATGTCTTCCGCTTGATCATGGAATGATCTTTTAAGCTCAACATATTTCAAGAAGTTAATGTGATTAGATTCAACCAACTCATCTTTCTCACACCTGCCCATGATCTCAGTAGCAATAACCATTTCTTTTTCCCAAGTTATTTGAGCATCAGTTTTAGTATTTAGTTTTGTCATATTTACCTCCCAGTAATGTTTTTGACTAAGACTCCCCGGAGGGAGTTTCGCTCATTGAGAGCTCATCAGTTAGCCTGCTTTGCGTATCACCTCCTCGTGTAATACTCTTGGGTTATTAAACCTCTTGAAGCCATAACTGTCGCAGAAATAAAAATTACCCAGATCATCCTCAACAATGTCACCAACGCTCAAGCTGTGAAAGTTTGTGTGTTTCACAATTGATGATGTTGTTTGATTAGAATCAGAGTTAAGAGCGACAAAAACATCTTCAAGATTATTTCCTTCGATCTTTACATCACAAACGTGGTTGTAATACTTAAAGTAAGAATCACTCCATGCTTCAAAACCTAAGATCATGGTGTCAAGATGTGCTTTATACTCTGGGTACTTCTCACCAGCAGAAGTATGGCTCTCACCATCTGTATTAACAAAGTCATAGACCTCATCGCTTACTGTTATTTGATATACGTTAAATGTTTTCATATTCCCTCCTTTTTGTGTGTTTATGTAAACAATGATTTCAATATAAGGGGTACGATATGTAGTGTCAAGCATTTTTTTTCAAATAAATAAAATTAATTTTTTATCGTGTTGAGAATCAACTGCAATTACTGTATCTTTTGTGTATCACAAATACTTTGAGACTATGGAGCTACAAGCATTAGAAATGAGACTTGAAAACTTAGAACAGAAAATGTCTGAGGTTCATGAACTCACGTCTATTCTTCCTAGACTAGAAGAGAGAATGATCGCACAAAAAGATGATCTACAGGATCATGAAATCAGACTCAGAACACTTGAAAAAACACAGGCACGAGACAACGTACATTCTGCATGGAGCGAAAGAATTATTGGTGCTGTTGTGACTGCTTCAATTTTAGGAATGGGCACCGTAATATTTAATTATGTTCTTTAACAAAAATGATCAGGCAGATGCAGTCTTAGAAAGATTCGCATATCTTCCGGAAGCAACCCTAGGAAAGCTAACAATACAGGATCATGTTTTTTGGATCGCGGAGCGTCCTTGGCGGGGAAATAAAAAAGAGGTCAGCTGCATACCAAATGGCACATATACTTGTAAGGCATACACAAGCAAAAGATTTGGAGAAACCTTTGAGATCACAGAGGTACCAAACAGAACCTATATCTTATTTCATGTAGGAAACTTTCCAGAAAAAGACAGTCATGGCTGTCTACTTGTAGGATCATCATTAATGGCAGGCAAGCCAGCAGTTTCTGCAAGCAAGAATGCCATGACTAAATTCAGGGAGATACTAAAGGATGTTGAAAGTTTCGAGATCGAGATCAAAGACTCCTTCCCATTCGACTGGTCCTAATACTAGGACTTGTAATACTTGCGGTATCAGCAAGGACATAGACCGCTTCGAATTATCCAAAGGCTACAGGTTAAGACAATGTCGCCGGTGCCGTTCAGCGGGGAAAAGAAAAAGAATGAGCGAGTGTCCGTATTCTTACATAAACAACCTATACCACGGACTAGCATATAGAAGGAAAGAGACACACGACTTCACAATAACAAAGGAAGACCTACATGAACTCTATGATCAACAGAAAGGAGTGTGTGCATACTCAGGGATCAAGATGACTAATATCAAGGATGGTGAAGGATATCGTTTAACCAACATATCAATAGATCGAGTGAATAATGATCTTGGATATGTGAAGGGAAACATAGCTCTTGTTTGTTTGTCCATGAACATGATGAAGTATACGTTGGAGTTAAAAGATTTGGTTTATTGGTGTAAAATGGTAGCAAGAAATAACGAGGACTAACTATGGCAATTAAAGACAAGACAATGAGACAAAGGAAAGAGGAATTTGTACAGCATTATCTAGTGACAAAGAACGCGACTGAAGCTGCAAAGAGATGTGGGTATTCAGAGAAGTCTGCTTATAATCAGGGGTACAGATTAATGAATGATGATGAGGTTTCAGAAATGCTTGCAAAAGAGTTATCTGATTCAAAAGAACGCAACCTACAAGACCATGACAGCATCATAGAGCAACTGAAAGCAGAAGCCCTTGGTGATGTAGGCGGTCACACCGCAGGCTCTAGAGTAAAGGCTTTAGAGCTATTAATGAAATACTATCAGATGATTGATTCAAGTCAGAAGCTTGAAGTTTCAATGAAAGATTCTTGGTTTGAGACGCTTGATTTTATTCAGAAAGAGGATCACCTTAATTAGGTGACACTCTCATCATTATCATCATGACCACATCAAGAAACCCTGTATTAATAGGGGCTGGGAGTGGTGGACAGGGTACCTCATATACATATACCCATATATCCCCTCCCTTCCCTTTCCCAAAATATAAAAAATACCTATAGGGGGGGTGTGTTTTTATGGACCTGGAAAGTAAAAAAACCGAAATTCAAAAAATTATAAAAACCTTTAAAACGAATCTCCCTCTTTATGCCAAACATTGTTTAAAAATTATAGATAAACAGGGGAAGTTAATTGAGTTTGAATT